GAAATGGTTTCTTCTAAACCAGATTTAAATCCATATTTTTTAGCAACCCATTTAGGATTGGTTTTTTTTGTAACTTTTTTAGCCATTAAATGTTATTTTTTTATTGAATCTGAATATTTTTTTTCAGAAACGGCGCCACCTCTACCTACTTTGAATTTATCGGCAGTTAATACTTGGTCATCTATTTTTTTTAAATCATTTGTAGTGTATGGGGTTTTTGCGTTTACACCTGCTTCAAATGAAATTTTATCAACACCTAATGCTGATTGTTGTGCTTTGTATAATTCTAAAATTTTTGACATAATATCTTTTGTTTAGTATAAATATAAATTAAGTATCGAAACGTACAATAAAGTTTACAGGTATATCAGGTTCTGATTTTATTGGTTGTGGTAATTTAGCAACTGCTACTAAATCACAATTATCATCATATAAACCAATAGTTGTAATCATAGGTGCTAAGAATGAACCAGTACTATCTATTGAACCACTTAAGTCATAGTGTTCAAATCCTGCTTTTTTATTTCCTACCGAACCACTAAATCTATAATCTAATATATTTCCGTTTTCTAATGCTGTTAATTTTTTAATATATTTAACACCTGGGTTTGTGGTTGTTTTATATATTTTACCATCCGAACCAGTTATAAATTCCGTTTCTTTTCCTACTTCTACTATTGCAGTTGGATTTTGTGAAACATTGAATTCATCTTCATTTACTATTAATAAATATTCATTTTCGTAAATTGTTTTTGTAGATTTATAATCCAACTGCCATTGATTTTGTAATTTCTCAGCTACATCTCTAGTTATTACTATTAATCCCTGATTATAAAATACATTACCAATTTTAATACCCTGCGATTCTTGTGGTAAAAAAGATATATTTTCTGCAATTGCAATGCCCGATTCAATATCTAAACTAATCAATTGTATCGTTGGTTGCGGACGACCATTGTATATAATATCCAATGTTCCATTTTGTATATCAAATGCACCAACGTATGTTTCTAATGAAGCACTATACGCATATTCTGATAAATCGGTAAAATTAAATATTTCATTTTCTACATCGATTCTAGAAGCATAAATTTTATCTCTATAATCTTGCAAATTACCATACGAGTCATCGGTATAAGAAAATTCCGTTGATAAACTTTTATTATCTGTTAAAATAACTGAACCTTTTTTTATTCCTTCTCCAACATAAATTTGTGGAATGGAAATCACTTTTGCCGAACCGCTTAGATATCTTTCAGATGTTAATCGTTTATTTGAATATGTTGATGATTTATTGCCTGTTCTTGTAAATGGATTATCTCCATTACCATTATAAAATTGCGCTCTTAATTGACCATATATTGAATTCTTAGGAAATTGACCAGATATATCCGTTGAAGATGCAGAAGCTTCCAATAAAGTAACTTCGGTAGAAGTTTCATCAAAACTCCACTCTTTATAAGCCTTAAATGGCCTAATACTAATATCCGATTTTGGTATTCTTTTTAACATATCGTATATAAATATCTTATTAAACAAAAACCCAACTTTTTAAGGTTGGGTCTTTAGTTATATTTAACGTTACTCTTTATTTTTAAAAATCTAATTTAACTTTGATTGCTACTTCTTTATCAAATGATTTTTCAATTGGTTTAGAAGTTTTAGCTACTGCTAATAATTCATTTGCATCATCATATAAACCTACGGTTGTAATATAAACATGCGGGTCTCTTTCAAATAATGATTGTACAAATTGGCCAGTTGAACCTGTTACAAATGTTGGATTGTTTGAGAAGTTAAATTCTCTATTGTTTGCTCTTACGAAATAATGAGATGTAGAAACGTTTTCAGTTCTACGAACTTGGAAATCATTACCACCACCTAAAGAACGTAATAACATTACTGAACCAGAGTTTGCACTATATGTAGAACCACTTAAAGCAATGTTATGATATACATCTTTTTGTGAACCATATGCCGGTGCTAATTTAACATCAACAGATGAACTCAATGCTGCTGGGTTTAGTAAGATAATTCCCATATCAGGGTAGAATAATCCCCATCCCTGTCCGTTTGATGCGGTTGCACTATTTATTGATGCGGTTAATGCCGAACCAATATTTAATGAACCACTAACTAAGTTGTAAACTCTTCCTGCAGTTGTTACATTTTCATCAGTTCCACCACTATCATCAATTAAAGTAATACTTCTTAATGAACCCGATAAATCAATTGAGATGTTACCTGGGTCTAATCTTTCTTTATATCTAGCTCTATTAATATTGATTGCGTAGAAATTTCTTAAATCCAAACCACCAGCGGTTGTACCACTATACACACTAAAATAAGAATCACCACTTTCTAATAATACGTTTGCATATTGATTATAAGTAGCTTTGGTTGGCATTGTAGATGAATCAGTTTGTTGTAAAGTTGGTGCACCATATCCATCTTTATCACCATATGCAATTGAAAATTGAACTTCAGATGCATCAGATGCTGTTAATCCGTTATAAACATTAATATAATATTTACCACTTACACTTGCAATTTGTGCAGATGATGTGTATGTAGAATTTACATCCAATGAACCCGTTTCACCACTCCAAATTCCTGAAGTTACGATTTCGGTTCTATTAGTTACTTTATCAATAGCACCAAATTTTTTGTAAATACCATTCGTTACAGTTGTTAAGTCGGAGCTGATTTGCTCTCCTTCGCCCAAAAATTGGTTTAAGATTCTAACCATTTCGTTAGTATCTATTGGAGTGCCTGCTGTATTTGCTGCGCCTGCTAAGTATTGTGATAAATTACTTGCTAAGAGTTGTCCTCTATTATCTCTAATTAATGCCATAGTTTATATTATTGAACGTATGTTACGGTTACTGGAATTGTTTGTGAACCACCCGTTTCGTTACCATAAACAGTTATCGTTGTTCTGATAGTCGATGTTAAAGATGGGTTTGGAATAAATTTAAATGATAATCCTTTTGCGATTGCTGCGGTTGCTGATACATCATCACCAATAAATACTGGCACAGTACCAACATCAGCACTAACTCCTTCTCCTACAATATCACCTGCGCTTTTATTAGAAAGGATAATGGTATATCCCATTCTTCTATTTCCGGCTGGAGATGTTGTTGGTGATAATGAAACTTCACCACTTCTTTGATTTACTGCAATATTAGGAACACCAAATTCAACAACCGGAATACGAGTTGTATTTTTTGGCAATGTTACTAATTTGTATTTCATTACTTGTGTTTCATCGGGGTTAGCTTCTAATACAGGCATATTTTTAATTGCTGCATCATAGTATGAAGAACCCAATGGATGTGCTGGCTCATAAAGAGAGTAATCAATCTCATCATCTGCTAATGCAAATTGAGTAATGTTTAATCCTTGTCCAGCTGCCAGTTTTTCTCTACCCTTTTTTGTAAGGATTGCATCAACTGTTAATTCTGTATTACTTAAATATCCCATAGTTTTGTATTATATCATTTGTTAATAAATATACATTTTATAAAAATTATTACTCAACTTCCAAAATTGGTTCAGAACTATCTCTTCCAGTCTTATTAACTCTTAACGTATTTGGATTAGTTACAAATGTTTCAATAGGAGAACTACCATCTAAAGTAGTTGCAGCCGTATTTTTTGAACCTCTATAAAAAGAATTCTCTAATCCTTTTGTTAAATCGGAAGTATTTCTATAATGTGTTGGTAAATATCCGTTTACTTTTGTTACTTCAACTATACTTCCTGTTCCAGCATTAATTACTTTTGAACCGGAATATGGTTGAATATTTAATTTTGTTTCATAATAAATAGAAGATGTTAAATGATAACCACCACGTGGGTCACCTTTACCATTTATCGTTATATTATATGCAACTACATCTCTTTGCTTTTGTTCTTTGATTAAATCTACTTTAATTCTTTCTTTAACACGTCTACCATTTTTATCAAAATATGTTCTGATTGCATGTCCGTTTTGTGCATATATACCAAACCCAACAGTCTCATAATCACTTTGTCCAACGAATGTGTTTACATCATAAATATCAATTTCAGTTAAAATACTAGCTTCGCCTAATCCAGCATCAATTGTAACATCGTTTTGAAACGATTCTGCTATTTGATTCAAATTATCATTTGGATTGATTAAACTATTTAATTGATATGATTCTGCAAATGTTTTATCTATTGAAGCAGTGTATATTGTACCATCATACTGATTATTTTCAGCAAATAAATTTTCAGATAAATCACCATTAATAGTTGTTTCATATTGCTGATTTTCTGCTAAAAATATTGTAGTATCGGAAAAATGTATAGATGTTTCTTTTTGATATTCATCTGCTGAAGGTTTTTTTCTTGCTACTTTACTTCTTTCTAAGATATGTGGTTCGATTAATAAACCCGTAGTTGCTTTAACTCTTGCCGGCAACATATTCTTAATATCTTCAAACATAGATTTCTCATATAGTTTGATTAAATTAATATATGCGTAAATATCTCTACCATCGAATCTTTGAAAATAGTAATTTCTTAAAGAATCCAATCTACTATAATTGGATTTGGATTCATCGGATGGGTCACCAATATAGTTATCTAAATTTAATCCACCTAAAGATTTAGCAATATCAATATTCAATTCTTTTGTAGGAGAAAAGAATAAACCAACTCTATTTGAATCGGTTGGCGATTGGTCAAATGCTTTTTTAGTTGCTCTATTTTTTGAAGATAAATCTGAAATTAATTCTTGTGATTCAAATCTAACTTTATTTGTAGAATATCTACCGGCGCCTAAATCAGGTATTTCTAATACTATACTTCTATCAATTGCTTCAAAGTTGTGTGGGTATGAATTTATTGATGTAAATCCATTTGCACTAGCGGAATATAATGCTTTTACATTTTCCGATAATATGGTTGAACCTGAAATAATTGGAACAATACCTCTTTCTAAATCATTTCTACTAATACTACTACTAAAATATATGTTTGTATCAACATTTATTAATGAAGATGTTGTATTTAAATTTTTTGGATATTCAAAATCCAAACGGAAATATAAATCATTAGTTGATGATGAAATACTATTACCATTTATCATTTCAGGAAATGAAACGTGCTCATAGAATCTTTCATTATCTAAAACTTCTGACCATAATCGGAATTCATCTAAACTTCCAATATAGTTTCCACCAATTTTTAATTTGGAATCATTTTCCCAATTAGTTACAATTGAACTTGTAGTTATAGATTCTTCAAATATTGTTTTTTCTTTATCAGATTGCCTTACAGCAAGTTTGATTTCATTTGAAGTACCTTTACTTACAGATATACCAAAGAATTTATTATTAAATATTGGTAATAATGTGGATGATATTTTATTAGAACCACTATAATTAAATACAACATTGCCATAAGATGAAGTTGTAGATGCGCTAACTTCTACATTCCAATTACTTCCCGATAATAATCTAAAATTAGATTCTTCGGCTGGCTTAATAAATAATTCAATTGTATTTGGCTTTCTATTTTTATTGGTATCTTTCCAATCCATTTCAATAGATGCACCATTATTAAATTTAAGAGCAGTAGTAAGATTATCCATTACCAATTTACCCTTAGTAGTTTCAGTTACTTCTGGTCCTCCAAATTCTAAAATTGAAAGATTTGATGATGGTATTCCATAACAACTCAATAAAGCATATACACCCTTTCTTGTTCCCTTATGTTTTAAAAGATATGGTAAGTTATTTGCAATTCTTCTCCAAACCTCATATGTTCTTTGTTTAGCTGAAGTTGTATTTATTAATTTGCCAGTTGAATCGTATGATTTATATTTTTGACTTCCATCATTGTTTAATCCAAATGCATATTCCCACAATTGTTCATCTGCTGCAAGATTTTTTGCATCCCAATTGAATGATTTTAAAACATCAAATAATAATTTATCAGAAATGCCATCTTTAGATTTATATCCTAATCCTCTACTTTTTTCTATCGATTTAGTGTGGAAGTATATATTATCAAAATGATGTCCAATCATTGATAAAAATAATAATAAACTTTCGTTTTCAGAATTATTTAAAATATATTGTGGTATATTATTTTGAACCCAATTTGAATTCTCTATATCAAACTCTTCTGCTAAGGTAATTAAATTATCATACCAACCCGTATTTGATGTGTTTGATATTGTTGGAGAAGTGGATTCAACTCTAACTCCATTATTGTATGGCCAAGTAATAGAATTATTGTTGTTTGTTGTGTATAAAGAAGATGATGTATATAAGAAATTTTCAAAGCCGTCAAAGCCAGTTAATAATTCATTTTTCTTTATCAGTTGTCTTTCTCTTTCCTGTACATCGTTTAAAACAGAAGAAGATATAGAAGCATTACTAGCCGATATGGCATTTTCATAAACTTCAATAAGTTGAACTTTATAAATAAAATTATCAACTCTTTCTTTTGCTGAACTAAAATGAACAAAATTATGCCATAAATAAATAGAACCACTTACATATTCTATATTTAAAGAATCTGTATTAATTATGGATGAACTTAAATATGTGGTAACTAATTGATTAGATGAAATCGAACCACTAAGAATTATATTATCTAAAGATTCAAAATTTGTAGATTGTCCTTTTACATAATCTAAATCTAAACTAAAATTTGGTCCTTTTATTGGAGGACATGTTATGTTCGATTGTTCATTTAAAATTATTGTTTCAATTAATGGGTTTGCCATTAATTTTGTAATCCAAAATGTAGAATTTGGAATAACATTGGATGGAATTGGTTCGTATAATTTTAATAAAATACTATCTACTTCATTTTCAATTAAAATATTACCTAAATTATCTTCTTTTTTAGATGATAATGTCCAATTATCATTTTCCCAAGTAGAAATTAAAATTTGTTCGTTGTTATCAAAATTAGCAAGATGGGTTAAATACTTACTTTCTTTTTCAGGTTCAACTACACTTAGTATGTTTGAAAATGCTTCAAATATAGCTGTCGAAAATATATTCTCATCTAATTGAATAGATGGAATCATTAAATTGGTCTTTACTTCATATTCATTACCAATTAATTCTTCAGAACCACTTCTATTAAATGGTTTAAATATTAAAGTAACGTTATCGCTTCCATTCCAATTTGAAAATCTTTCCCTTAATGTCTTTATATTAATAGAAATATTTCCGTTTGGTATTAAGTTTTTAAATAAAGATATTCTACTACCATCTTTTGCTTTTAAATCTACATCTATTGTAGATGATGCAAATGTTATGTATTCATAATTTAAATCTATATTAAAATCCGAAAACGATGGTATATCCAAAGATGTTGGATATGTTATTTCGGTAATAGATGGGAAATCATTTACAGCTATAAATGTAACTAAAGCGGTAACCGAATCACCCGTTCCATAACGAGAACTTTCGGCTACTAAAACTATTTTTTTAGTTCCATATACTTCACTAAAGTCTTTTTGGAAATATAATTTTACAAATCCATTTTGTGCAGAAACTAAAGTTGTATCCGATTTTCCATCAATATAAACTCTTACATTATCCGCATTAGATGTATTGAATGGAATATTTATTTCTTTTTCTAAATCTGAATCTTTAACTTGTACACTATATTGTGTAGTATCTAAACTTATTATAGGTCTAGCTACATTTATTTCTTTTTCAAAAAATACTACAATAGATACACCGGATTGCAATTGTTGAGCTGGAAGTGAAAATGCAGAATTTTGTGTATTCCATTTTGCAAAATCAATAGAATCAGGCTGTGCTTCTGCTAATTTAGCAGTGTTTGTTGTTTGATATATATTTACTAAACTATATTCAGTTGGTTTATTTACATATTCTATTTTAAAATCAACTCTACCATTTAAATTACTACTATCAATTTCTCTGATAATATTACTATTTGATAAATTTAAATTACCAGTATCGGATACACTACCATCATTTTTAAAAATTGTATAAGAAAGTACTACATTTTCTGATAGTTCTTGTCTAAAATTTGATGAAAACGCTATTTCATATTCTACTACTCTTGGTAATGGTGGTGGATTATTAATTATAATTGGTTCATCTAATATTGGATTATCGGATATTGGTATATTATTGCCAATTAAATTAAAATTTAAAGGAATTGTACCAAAATTAAATGTATTAGTATTAGTTGGTATATAACTACCATCCGATTGTAATGTATATTCTTGTACACTTAGTATCTCCGAATATTGGTAATCAATTGCGGTTACAGTTGGTTGAATATTATAATTCCAATTGAATATATTTGAATTTTGATATGTATTTAATCCAAATGCATCGGCTACATTATAACTCCCATTATTTACATAGTTGTTTGAATAGTTATAATCAATATTTTGATATGTTTTTTTTATAGAAACTTCATAATACTGATTTGATTTGTATCCATTCTTAATTACTTCATATTTTTTAGAACTATTAAATGAAGTAGATGGTGAATATGTTATAGTGTTATTTACGCCATATCCTTTTGAAATTCCATTTTCTAAAAATTCAACTTCACCAGTATTAGATGATAATACTATTTTAATAATATTATTTAATATTGGTTCTGAATATGTTGGTGGTACATATATTGGATTTGGTGTAACAGGTGGAGTATATCCGCCGCCGGCGCCACCACCACCTCCGCCTAAATCCATAGATGGAAACGCTTCATACGAACCATTACCATTATATGAAGTTAATGTAGATTCTCCTCCAAAAATATTTTCTAATGCTTTTACCACTCTTTGTTAGTTTATTATAAATATCCTATTGTATATTTTCTCTTTGATTGATTTCATAGAGATATGGTTCTCTTCCTAATCCACCACGACCATCCTCATATCCACCTCCGGTGTATCCACCACCACCACCTCCACCTCCATATGATGGTGTTGGTATAATATCTTCGATTGGCTTTGTTGGCTCTTCAATTATTGGTTCTTTTTTAACTATTGGTTTAGGTTCTGGCTCCGGAGTTGGTTTTATTACTTTAATTGGAGTTTCTTCTATTGGCAATGGTTTGATTGGCAATGGTTCTGTTTTTATTGGAACAGTAGGTAGTTCTATTGGAACTACTATATCTTTTGGTGGATTATATCCGCCAACTCCTCTTGCATTCAAATTAACATTTTGTGGATTGTATATATTTCTAATTTTTTCTTCTTTTATAGAAATACTTCCAACTAAATCTTGTGTTTGTTTTTTGATTGTTGTAATTTCAAATTCTTTAGGTAAAGCTTTAATTGTAATATCTCGTCTTTTTAAAGTTTTAGTATGATAATCTATACAATCTCTTAAAATATTTGGAATTTCATTTAATAAAAATTGAAAATCATATTGCTCACAATCTTCAAATCTAATTATAGATTTTTTACCATAATTCGATTGAGATATAATATACTCTTTATTATTAAGCCAATAGTTTATGCTCGTTTTAAAATCTGAAAATACTCTTTTTTTAAATCCATTAAAATCGGATAATCCAAAATCTTTTCGTAAAATAGATTCAAAATCGTTGCCAAATTTATTAGTCATTGCATTGGCAATAGAAGTTAAATAAGTATTTTCAATTCCATCCAAAGAATCTAATATATTTTTTTTATAATATTTAAAATCTTTATTTAAATTATTTACATTTTTAAATTCTTTGTTAGTAATATTATTAATATTATCATTTTTAGTTTTTAATGGTAATATTCTAATTTCTGTTCTAGATGGTGATATTTCATGTATCCAAACTTTAGTCAATTCATTATCGCTACCTACTCTATTTCTAACAAAGTTGATATTAACTTTAAGAATACCATTTGTAAATCCTAAATCATTTAATAATTTTTCAATATCAATTGCCAATTCTTTTTGCCCACCCTTATTAGTAAGGTTGTACATATAGTTTTTAATATCGCCCGTTTTAATATAAGCAACATTTTTGCCAGATTTATGAGGAAGTAAATTATTATTAATATCATACACCGATACCTCCATTACATCATATCTACAATCTCCAAAATCAGTATCTTCTATTTGATTTTGATTTACAATAAATAAATCTTCAGATTGCAAAAATTGTCCAACGTTTTCTGAATTATTATTTATATTATCTATATTTGTATATTTCTTAATGCTCATTTTTATTAGTATGAATCTGGATGATATTTACCAAAGCCTGTGGTGTATTCTTTTGATTTAGCCGTTCCATCAGAACGTGTTATTGTTACTTTCAAAGAACCATCTTTATATTCAGCAGAATGCGATTTTCCATTAAACCAACCTCCTTTTTTACGAGAATCTAAATCACCAACTGCATTTGAATCTAATGTAAATTCTACATCCTTTTGTTGCCCTGCATCAATTGTAAAACTCTTTGTGGGTATTTTATAAAATTCTCTATTTTTTGGATTGGTTGTTGTAATTACTACTGTTATTGGTTGTTTATCATTATTTGTTATTGATAATTTTTTTCCATTTTTCCATTGGTTATCGCCATTAGCACTAAATCTAGCCCATAAATCTAAAGCGTTTGCATCTTCTTTTGGTTCTAATTTAACAATTGCTACATCATTTATTACATCTGCTCCAGCAGCCATAGCTTGAGCTTGTGTACCTTGTACAATGGCTTGTTGATTTTGAACTGCTCCCAATTGCGATTGTAAACCTTCTATAATTGAATTCAATGAGTCAATTTGTTTAATCAATGCCTGAATTTGTGCTTTAAATCCGGTATTTTGTGATTGTAATGATGCTCTAAGAATTCCTTCTTCTACTGATTTTTGTAATGAATTTTGTATTTGTAATGCAAAATCATCAATCGTTTGTGTTAATGTATTTAACTGATTAACTAATGCATCATTTGATTGTTCAATTGCTAATTTATTATTTATTTCGCTTTGAACTTGTGCTTTTAAATCGGTTATAGTAGTATTAAGAGTAGAAATTTCTGTTGTTAAATTTGAAACTTGCTTTCTTAAATCTTCATTAGTTACAACTTCGGCATCATATATTAATTTAGGAACTAAATCTAAATTTGGTTTAGGAATATCAGGCTTTAATTCTTTGATATTTAAGTCAATAGCTTTTATAAGTTCATCATTATCGTATTTTGGCTTTGTTAGTTCTTTAAATACCAATGATGATGCTACATTATTTTCATTAACAATCGTAACTCCATATTCATTTTTAGCAATAGCTTGTGAACCCGATATAGATAATATGTTTTCTAAATCGGATTGTCTTTTTTCTTCTAATTTTTGTGCAATTGCTTCTAATCCTGTCATTATTCTACTATTTCAAATATTAATTTATCATCAATAATAGTTGATATACCACCTTCTACTATTTTTATTTTTAATTTATATGTTCTATTAGCTGGAAGTGTGTTTAAATTCATATTAAAGTAATTAGAAGTACTATCACAACTTAATTGTGTATATATTCCAAATGGATATATTACTTCCGATGTTACATAATCTTCTAATTGATAATAAGTAGTAGATGGTAAATATTTAGTTTGGTCGTATTCAAATGTAGTACCAAATGATTTCAATGGGTACATATCTCTACCTTTTATTCTTATTTTTACCTTACTATCTTTAATATATTTATTTTTAAGATTGGTTAATATGACTTTATATCCATCCTGTGCTGAACCCGTTGTTGGTGCTAAACTGCCAGTATTAATAGATGTATCATTCCAAACTATTTCTAATTTTGGTTGATATATTGTATTAGTTTCTTTTGAAAAGAATTTAAGAACGCCATAATCATTTGAATCAACAGACGCAGATGTATGATGGTGAATTATAAATCCATTATTGTTTAAACTACCGCTAACCCATAAATTTACAATATTAGTAACATCCATTCTAATATCATCCGGTTCATTACTAAAAGATTGGGATGCCATAGATGCAGTGTACCAAGTACCACCACCTCCATTTGATATAGAACCCGTATCAGAACCACTCACATATGAATTTGGTATTGCCACATAATCCATCCATTTATTAGTTCCGTTTTTATAATACCAACTAACTCCATCTGATGTTATATTGTCAAATTTAGTGCCAGTTCCCATAGTCCAACTTTGAGAAATTGCATTTGCGTAAATAGTATATTCTAATGGTATTTCTTCTGAATTAGCTGATTTAAGATTTAAATAAGCTTTCCATCCGCTGCCAGTTTCTAAATTTGAAACATTAAACTTTATTAAAGTTCTAGCAACATCCATAGTAGAACCATAATAAAGTTTACCTACTTCTAATATCTCATCTCTACCTGCGTTTTGTTCAGGTTGTTGAAGATATATACTCGCGTCATACGATGATGTATAAAATATATGCATTATAAAGCCCTCCCTTTAATGTCTTTGTTTGGATATTTAATTTCGAAGATACAAGGGTCTAAGGAAGGGTAGACAATCTTTCCTTTTGTTGCTTGTTCTATATTATATCTATTTGGAGAATAATTACCATCACCTCCACATAGATTTGAAATTTTAACAGATGGTACACTCATTACTCCTTCTACGTTTGCTAATATTAATTCTATTTCCGAAATGTTTATTGGTTTATTGAATGCCCAATTATCTATATCAAAATAGTTTTGTATTTCGGTTAAACAATTTGCAAGAACTTCTCTCTTATTAAAATTTGAATAGGAAATTATTTCAAAATCAACTCCAATATTTACAATAAATCCATCTATGATATTAACGGCATCAGTCATCATTCTATATTCACCTAAATAAGTTTTAAGATTTTGTTTAACTGCTTGATTTATTTGAGTAAGTTTTTTATCAACATCATATCCTAATACATACATATTAATTGCAAATGGGTTATTAACTTCTGCTATCGATGTTTTCTTTTGTGTAAGATATTTAACTAATTCTTTTTGTATTTCTTGCTTTGGCTTATCTTTTAATCCTTCAACTATTCCTACAAACTCTGCTATGTTATTTGGTGATGATAAAATAGATGATGGTGAATTATTATCAATCTCGCCATCAGGAGATACATATACTTTAGCAACACTACCATATCGTTCTGACATAGATAATGCTCTAACCATATAATCTTGTTTGGTAACTGCTCTATTTTGAGAACCAAACATTGCTAAAGCATTTTGTCTTATTTCTTCAATTGATTCAGAACCTCTACCTCCAACAGCAGATTCTAAATTTTCTACTGCAACAGTTCCTTTTGTAGCATTGTATGAGATTAATTCCGCATTAGAATTAAATGATAATAAATCTTCTTCAAACTCTATTTTACGAATGGAAACTAAATCACCTTGATTAATATTAGATTTAATACCACCCCCTACTAAATATTTTATTTCCAATGTTTTACCAACTGGCACCACACCAAATGTATTTGTTTTTAAAAAATTAGATGGGTCAATACCCTGATTCAATCTATTAACTGAATTTGCTAATCCCAATCCTACATTTTTTGTATTCGGTAATATTTTTCCATCATCCAATGAAGTATCACCGCTTCCAAATTGTAAATCCATTGTGTTATCAGAATTTACTTTAACAGAAAATCTATATGGTACTTTTTGTACTTCTAAAATATATGGAACAGTTGATGATGATAAACTTAATTCACCATTATTAGTTTCAATATTAGCCGTTTCTACAAAAATACTTTCTTGTGCTAAATATGGTACTTCATACCATTTAATAGTACCATTATCGGATGTTACAGATGTTATTTGAATTATATCACTATCACTTAAAGTAATTGTAGGATATTCTTCATATACTCCAAAATTAATTTGAGTAGATACTTCTCTAGCCGATATAACTTTTACTTTTTTTGTTATTAAATATTGTAAAGGTACGCCATTTGCATCTCTTTCATATACATCTATTTCTCTATCAGTTGGATTTGAAAAATCAACACTATCAGTTGTTCTAAACGTAATTAAATTATTTGTAGATGATTCTATTTCCATACCATCTTTTATTTTAAGATAGTATAATTCATTTGGTTCATAGTTAGGTGCTCCCTTTGATGGAATTAGTTGATAAACATTTAATGTAGTTATAGCTGGAGATGTTACCTTTGGTTTATACCCCATAGATTGTGCCAATGCTAAAACGTTTTTACGTTCTGTAGCATGTGCTAACATTGATTCTTTTAATTGGGTATCCTGATAGAATGATAACACATCACCCAAAGCAGCTGCTTGTTCGATGAATACCATACCCGGAGATGCTTCATTAAAATCTGAATATGTGTTTGGGAAATACGTTTTGGTATAATCTATTAAATTTTGTTTGAAAGAATCAAAATCCTTTCCCAAATAGTTTAATGTTCTTTTAGTCCCAAATGTTTTTTTAATTGGATTTATTGCCATTTTATTTTTCTACATTTATTTGTATTGATTCTGATAATGCTGGGTTAGATGTTAATGAGAATTTTATATCTAATGCAATTCTATTAGTATCTATATCATTTTCATCATAATCAAATATTATTTCATTTATATTTAAATAAGGCAACCAAATAGAAACCGCTTTTATTATAGAATTTTCTATTGAAACTTCTATATTATCATCAATTGGTTCAAATAAAATTTTCCAAACATCACATCCAAAATCCGGTTGCATCAATCTTTCACCTTTTTTTGTAAGAATCAGATTTATTAAATTATTTTTTGCTTGAGTTAAAGTCGTATAGTTTGTTGAAAATATACCGTTATTATTGGAAGATTGGTTTATACCAATTCCTAATACTTTATAGTCATTTTCAACTAAATCCGTTACATTAACTTTACCAAGCTCTATTGCCATTATTAAAATCTTTTAACTAAATCTGCGTAATTTCTTGTCAATGCTTTTATTGTAGCATCTTGTAATCCATCGCCCGTTGATTCAAAAGTTGGTGTACCGCTTGGTACATTTACATCTCTAAAATCCATAGTTTCCCACTCACTCTCATCAACTCTCAATTCAGGCTTAATCATATCCAATACACTTCCCACAGCCTGTGCACCCTCTTTTCTTTGTTCTGCAGTAAATGGTTGAGTCATATTTAAAATCTCATTAATCATAGGGTCTTTTGAAAATTCCTTTTTGATTTGAGGTCTTTGTTGTATAGTTGGCTGTTGCTTTCTAACATTTGTAGGAGTAACTTCTGTCATCTCTCTCAACGATGGAGATGTTGTTTTTCTTTGTGAGTTTAATGTAACCGCACCAGATTTAATTAATTTAGCTAATTCTTCTTTAACTTGTTGTTTGACTTCACTTTTAACAACCTCTTTAATTAGACCTACTAATAATTTTGAATCCATAATAATTGTGTGTATGTTTAATAATAAATATAAAAAGATTAAATTTAATCAGGAACTTTATATCCAGACCAGTTAACAATACCTGGAGCAGGTGGCGATGGTGGTGGATATTGTGCTAATACTGAATAGATACCCGATACAGTTGTTAAATGTATTTTAGCTGAATTGATAAATGAATTTAAAAATTGTTCGGGATTATTATTTGGTGGAACTTTAGTAGATGTCCAATTTCCTGGCTTTAATACGATTCCGCTTGTAGTTGCTATATTTTTTATAGAACCGGGTGCGGGAATCATTGGTGCTGGGAATGGTGACATTTTTCCACCTATCCAATAAATAATAACAGCAGGTCCAACTACTTCTAAAAATGTTAAAACTTTTGCTTTTTGAGTTTGTTCTAAAAATTTTATAATAGATTCTTGCATTAATATTGGGTTGCCCTTTAATAATGGTACTTTATTTATCGGGTCCATTCCCGATTTAATTGCAACATCGTAAGCAAACGTAAATGCTTTTGCAAAATCACTAATACTTCCGTATGAGTTATTTTGCATTTGTGGTAATAATGTCGATTTGAATGTTGTCCAAGACATTATGATTTACTTAAAAAGTTTTTAGCAGATAATAATGTATTCAATTTACTCTTTATACTACCAAATTGTGCTACATTTGTTGGACCAACCGATGTTGGTCCAGATGGTGTTAGGTATTGCTGTTTAGTAATAGCATCTATTAATTCTCCCATTAGTTTTACCAACTCCCCACCCAATACCATTTTTTGAACATCTGCGCCGGCTGCGCCTTCACCTTTATTTTTACCCAAATATACTTTTCCATTTTCAGAATTAAGAAATATTTGATTAGAGCCTTCTGAATGGATTGTTATATTCTTTTTATTATGTAAGTATATTTCCTTTTCAGCATCTATTGAAAAATTACCATCTGTTAAAATGCCAGTATTTCCTTTACCAAATATTATGAATTCATTTGCTTTAGCTGATAAAATTATTCTATCTGAATTTACAAATAATTGGTCTCCACTTAAGTCTTTAGAATTTGGATAATCCTTAAATGCTTTTTTCTCTTTTTTTACCTCTTCTTTAAATGGAACTTTTATTTTGTTAGATGTAATATAAATAGATGTACCATCTTTATTAATATCTTCCTCAACCAATTCTCCAATTTTTTTAGAATCTAATTCCGGATTTTGTTTATTACGAATAAAAATACCAGATGATGAGGTTTTACCATCTTCGGTTAAAAAGAACTCACTAAAACGAATAGTATTACCAACTCTACCACTTATAATAGTATCACCTTGTTTTGGTTTTAAGAATTTAATTTTTTCATTTACTTTATAATCATCGGTAGAATTCTTTTTGTTTGTAGAGTTTGTTTGTCCACCTGAATCTTTGGTTTCCCTAAGTGATTTACCTCCTTCATTTGTGGATTCTGGCTTAGAATTGTCTGTTGGGTTTAAATCGGTATATGTAACATAATCCCTTCTATAATTGGAATATGGAGTTATGGAATATGGTAACCAAAATATATTATTTTTATCTATTTCTAATATTATTACAGTTTCTCCTTTAATTGGCATTGTAAAATTATTCTTATCAAATGGATAAGCATAATATTCAGTTGTCATTTCAGGATATATGTAAGTTATAGCACCATATAATCTAGCATCTTTATCTGAAAAATCTTTATTTTTATTATATACAGAAACATAATCAGCCTCTTCTCCCGTTTCATATGGGTTTAAATCCATATCTATAAGAAATACTTTATTTACTGTTGCTAAATATGATTCAATACTTGCCATTATATTTTTGATTTAATATCATCCAATTCTATTTGAATATCAACCAACTTTTCTTCATTCTTTTTATCTAACTCATTAACTGTATCTTCCAATTCAGTAAGTAATTGAGTTTTTTCGTGCTCACTTAACCAACCATCTTCACCAATACCTTTAGCTTCAGCTGCTGCTAATCTTTGTGCAATTGTTGCGAGTTTAATTAAATGGTCATCATTCTTAACCGATGTATCTATTAAATCTCTAATGATTGGTGCAAGTACAGTTGCTTCGCCAACATTCTTAATTAACTTACGAAGTGATTCAATCATTTCTGAAATGTTCTTCTTTTTGTTTTGTTGGTTTTCGTATATATCTTTAAATAACGATGATAGGTTTTTACCATCGAATAATTGAAATTCTGCTCCCATATTAAATTATGTTATTCTTTACTATATAATTATAAAGTTCTTCACTTATTAGATTATATCCGTTTTCATTTGGATGTTTAGATGGTATTTCTTCAAATGGATGTGGATATTCCCAAGCCGATTCATCTGATACTTTTACTAAGTAATCTCTAATTGTTTGCTTTCCGAATCCCCAATAGTTATTTTTATTTATCAGATGAGTTATATCATCTTCTTTATTTAAATCCTGCACCATCATATCAAAAGCATCTAACATTACACATTTTACACCATAACTCTCTAACATTTTTTGTAAAAAAACGATATAATTTTGATTTATAATATTATAATAATTTTGGTTAAACATATTCTCTAAAAAGAATCGTTTATAATCTTCTAAAAAGGAATTGTATTTATCATCGCCAAATTTATATGATTCAAAAAATTTATGTGGTAATAATGTAAGCTCTTTTATAGACCAACTAATCCATTCTCCCTTTGGTAAAAAATGTACATGGTCTCTTAGAGAAGAACTCCACATAATTACTACTAAATCGCCTTTATGTATTTTTCCATTTCTTAAATCGTTAATAACTTCATTGAATATTAAGTTGTTTGCTTTACCACTCCAACCATTGTTTTCGTGGTCACAATTTAATTTATTAGCTAATTTGATTGGCCAAGAATGTTTGTTTCTAAAATCCTTTAGAATAATTCTATCTTTTAAATTAGATTCATCCTCTAACCTACAACCTTGTCCTTCTGTCCAACTATCTCCGTATGCGTATAATTTCATTTCTTACTAATTATAAAATTACCAATTACTAAATAATCCATATCACAATTTAAAAATGTCCAAATTGCCTTTTGTGGGTCATTTGTCATTGTATGTCCTCTTAAATTGAATGAAGTATTTAAAAGTATTGGTGTTCCTGATACTTTTTCAAAGTGTTTTAATAAATCATAATATAATGGATTCATTTCTCGTTTAACAGTCTGAATTCTAGCAGAACCATCGACATGCGTTACAGATGGTATTGATTTGTAGTTTGTTACTTTAACTACTTGATTCATATATGGAACTTCACTTTCGGAAGAAAAATATGTTTCATAATCTTCAAAAGTTACCGATGGAGCAAATGGTCTAAACATTTCTCTCTTTTTAACAACCCTATTAATTCTATCTCTAACATCCGGCAAATGTGGATTTGCTAAAATAGAACGATTGCCCAATGCTCTTGCACCAAATTCAGTTCTACCTTGAAACCAACCAATTATATTACCATCATTTATTAATTTAGAAACTTTAGTTAATAGTTTGGTTTTATCATTATAAATTTTAACATCCAATTCATTGTGTTCGGATTTTGCTTTTGATAAGATATTAACTATTTCATCTCTAGTCCATTGTGGTCCCAAATATGGTGAAATATTATCACCATCAATTACTTTTGGATTATCTAATATATTATGCCAATAATATAAACAAGCACCAATAGCAGAACCGGCGTCGGATGGTGCAAATGGAATCCATAAATCTTTAATCGATGTATGTTTTTGTAACTTACCATTAGCAGTTCCGTTATAAGCAGAGCCACCTCCTAATACTAAATTGGAAGAATCGGATTGTTGCATACAATTATTTACAAAAAAATAAAAACAGCTCTCATACCACTTTTGTAAAGCTGCTGCTATATCCATATGATGTTGCTCTATATTTGATTCAGGTTCTCTTGGTTCTATACCAATTAGTTTAACCAAATCATATGTGTACATATCTGTATTGGAGTATTGCCAAGTAAAATATTTTTGATTTATTTCTATAAATCCATTTTTATCAAATCTGAATATTTTATCGAATATGTGTTTATATTTTGATGCATCACCATATGGTGCTAATCCCATTACTTTATATTCACCATTATTTGGTTTGAATCCTAAATACGCAGTAATAGTTGAATAAACTAATCCCAATGAGTTTGGAAATTTCATAGAATTAATTTCTTCAAAAGTATTATCTTTACATTTTACAGCCAATGCGGTTTCCCATTCACCAACACCATCAATTGATATACCAACCGCATCATTAAATGGTGATGTATAATATGAAAATGCTAAATGTGAATTGTGATGTTTTACATATTCTAATTTGCCAGTAAAGTTTAATTTTTTAGCCAAATATGTTGTTAAATTACCTTCAGTATTATCAAACTCTTTTTTGAATTTTTTCCAAGTCTTACGATTTTTCCACCAACGTTTACCTAATGTATTTTTTACTCTATCGAATTTTAATTGTGGGTCCTCATACCAACATATCGTATCAATATCTGATATACTTTTTTTTGAATATTGTAAAACCCATTTAATTGCTTTAATTGGAAAAGAATTATCGTGCTTAATGCCGGATAATTTTTCTTCTTCTATCGCTGCTATTACTTTTCCATCTTCAAATAAACAAACCGCAGAATCGTGATAAAATGCGGAAATACCTAATAAAACCATAATATTAAATTTTTATATCGCCCTCTCTATCAAACTCATTATAAAGTGCCATTTGTTTTTCTTTCATTTTATTAACAACTTTGGTGATATAATGGGTTGGGTGACCTGTCATTTCTCTAATAAGTAGATAAAGGGATTTTTTATTGAAACTTTCTATATAATTTGCTCTACGGAATAATTCTAAAACAGCATCTGCAATTTGCATATCTCTTTTCTTTGGAAAGAAATTTTCTAAATGGGTATCCCAATATGCTAACATCCTATTATTGAAAGTTCTATGTTCTTCATTACGAACTTCTTCTGCCCAATTATTTTCAGTATCCCAATTATCGGGTAAAGATGACATTACATCGGTATCTTTATATCGTTTGTAGTTTGAATTATTATTTAAGATAAGATAATTTCTTGCAACAATAGTAAAGTAAGAGAATGCTTTTCCCTTACCTTCTTGGTACATATGTATTTTTTCAACCATAAATGCAACAACTTCCGCCATTACATCTTGTGGGTCATCATCAAAATAACTAAACTTCCATTTGTTATAAACAATTTCTGCTAACTTATCAAATGAATGCTGAATTCTATCTCTATATAGTTTGTTTTTTATGTTTTGGTCTTCACTTTTATTATATTCTATGATAGCATCTTCCGTATCTTTTGTGAAGTACATTCTAGGTACTCTTTTTCTAGGCATTTTGGT